AAATTGGCGTTGCATCCTCATCCTCATAGAATTTTTTCACAGCGCCCCATCCTGCGGACAAAGCGGCCTGTAATCCATTACCTGCAGCCTTACCGGTTCCCGTTTCGAGCAGGGCATAGAAACTTTTCTTGATATCCTTCTGAATACCAGAGACAAGTTTTTCATCGGTCTTATTAATTGCCAAATTCCGTCCGCTTCGCTGGATTGCCTCTGCGGTTGTCTGTTTTCGATACTTATTCAATTTAAGTTCCACTGTTCGGTCTAATTTCTGCTCAAATTTGGTGAGACCGACTTGTTCTCCTTCACCCACCTGCTCCGGAGTATTGACCTGTTCCATTTTGTAAATTTTAATCACAGTTCCCGATGACATGGAATCCAAATCCGTAATTCCCAGAAGGTTCTGAAGTTCCGAGATATTGGCACTCAGCCTGGAAGTAAAATCCACGGAAATGGCCGGCTCCAGATCAGCTGCCTTGACAATATTCTCCGACTCCGCGAATAACTGCAAATTCATTTTTTTCTTCATTTTATTCATCCTTTTCATCCTTTCCTACTGAAATAAATTCATATTCTCTTTAATAAGACGCTGTCTTTCAGCCCGGTTGGTTACATTCATGATCTGCTCTCTTGTAAGCCCGGACGTTGTTCCGGTCTTTGGCGGCTCACCTTTAAGGGCATCCTTAACCGCCTTATTCACCGCATCCTGGAAGAGAGTAATAAAGTTTTCCACAGACTTTTTAGTCTTATCAGCATCATCGGAAATCAATGCACCGAGCAGATTGTCATTGACATTGATTCCTTTTTCACCGAGCATCGCTCTGGCCACCTTGGACATCTCAGAACGAGCTTCCTTTTTCATCAGCTCCTGAACCTGCTCTTTGAGTTTATTATTTTCATACTCAGCCTTTTCCTGAGCATTCATCTCAGCCAGACGTCTTGCCTCGTCCATCTCCTTCTGATGCTTCTTCATCAATTCAGCAAACTTCCGGTCAAACATCTTATCGACATCTTCATCCGTATATTTCGCTGAGGGCTTTGAGTTGTTATCCGATTCTGTTGATTTTTCCGGCGGTTTAGATTCTCCCAATGGAGGAGCATCTGCACCACCCTCTTCGGAATCCGTTCCTGTTTCTTCGGCAAAGAGCTGCAGATTCATCCTGTTTTTTCCAAAGATTTTTGACTGTCCATAATAATTGTTCATATACTTCATTTTTCATACCTCCGATTTTTAAAACTATCGCATCGTTCTCCGTAGTTTAAAGTCGCCACGCCTGACTTACTCCGTAAAGTTTCCTGACTTTCACGCCTGGTCAAATAATCCGAACATAATCCGGATGGGCATCTGCAATACCACAAATGCCAATAAAAAAAGAATCAACCAGAAGCTTCCCCTGCTCTGATAGATTCTTTATACTCATATAAAATATTCCCCGGTCAATCTCCCACTCCGGCCTGTCGGTCGTCAACTGATTAATCGACTTGACTAAAGTCTGTACCAGCACACTTACGCCGGCGCATACAATATCTTTCCCCATTTCATCATAACCTGCATGCCCCGAAACCTCTATGCGGTCATCTCTGACCATTACCGCAATCAATATCCATCACCCTCTTAAAATCTCCGCCACCTCATTAACATCAATAGCCCCTGTACATCTCATATAGACCTTTTCATCGTCCAATATAATCACCGCAGGCAATTTATCCACTAAATACTTATCGGCCATAACCGGCTTGTCCTGAACGTTTACACGGCATATCCTTTCACGCCCAATCAATGCTTCCAAGGGTTGAATGAATTGCCCATCA